CAAGCGGTAGAGCGATTCGACATGTGCGACATCTTCCTTTAAGAAGATGGGCCTGACGCTAGTACCAAGAAAGTAATCTTGCCCGCAGGATTCACGAAAAGGACCGGAAGAAAAACTCTTCTTGTCATTGGTTGTGAAACCTGAGAACTCGAGAACCTTCACCACTAGACTATAAGCAGACGATGGGACGATTAAGTCGTCACCGTACACGCTTAGAGTCTGTCCTCGATTATGCACATGCAGAGCGCTTTTACATAGAGCCCAAAAGATTAAACTTTCAAGCTCAAACGTATAAGCGTTACCCATGCTGCTAAACTTTTCGTAGTGAATCCAGTTACCGTCAAGGTAACCTTGTTTACTACGAACAGCATCGAGTAGCTTGAACCAACGACTCGGTAGGAGAAACTTTACTAGCTCTGAGGAGATAGTATCGCTTGCACCCGAAAGGTCGATGGTAGCTAGTTCCCCGGTGAGGGAACCATGACGGGCTAGTCGCTGATTGCGCGTCTGATCATTCAGATTCACGCCAGCGACGTCGCGAAGACGTTGTCGGATTTGAGCACCAAAGCCTTTCTGTAAATAAGAATTTACATGGGGCTCTTTTGCAATAACCCGATATGTCTTAGCGTTCTTTGGTACGAACACTACCTCATTTCCCCGAACAATGTTAAAGGCTTCTCTAGTGATAGAGGCCGCAACAGAGGGGAAACTGTCGGTCTGTAACTGACAGTTTACCCAGGAGGGGGTGCTGTTTACACAGCAGTGACCCATAATGAGGGCATTACTGGTGACATCAAGCCGCTGAGCGAACTTGATGTAGGCGGAAGTATAGTGACCCCGGGACACACTGGTTGCCCCGGGACCCCATCCAAACTTGTCAGATATCGCGGACAGATCAACGTCCCCAAGAACTTCTGCAATTTTACGGCGTGCAAGGAGCAAAATGCCTCGCATCTCCGGGTCCCATTTTTGTGGGTCCTCAGCTAGTTCTCGGAAACGTTTGTTAGTCTTACGACACTGAAGCTCAAACTGATAGAAACTGTCTCGCCCGGCCTTTTCAGGGTCGAGATCCGGATGCTTAAAGCTGGGAAACTTCGAAAGAAATTTCACAACCTGATAGTCATCCGCAAAGGCAGTTGCTGTCAAATACGAGTTCGGATCAGCATCCAACGAAACTAACTGGCTATACTCCCGATTTTGGAGGAGTATAGAAGCAGCTAGTGCCTTTGGTGTGTTGATCGATTCGAACAAGGTTTGAGCTATCGCCACAAGACGCTTTTCAGCGTCCCCACGAGAGACTTGTCTTAGCAAAGTCCCTAAATCATGCTTATGCACGAAGTTCCTTTCGGTTATCCGGAAAGAGCGGCAAGCCCATCGACTGACCTACTTAGTAGATCATTTCGAGGTCTTGCACCTGGGACGACACGATCGCTTCGTCGATCAGATCGCGCATTTGAGCCAGCAGGTCCTTTCGTTCCTGCAAACTCATGCGATCCGGTAGAACGACTTCGATCGTACCCAGCGGGACGTAAGCCACCGTTGGGGCCGGCTGAATGCCGGTGGACGTGGAGGGCGATGTCTGCTCAAGGACGGGAGTCTCGAGCTTCCAGGACACTTTCGTGGTCTTGGTCTTCTTGTCTGCAAGCCGCTGGGTCACGGTGAGAACGTTCTGACCGGCGTAGACAGTTTGAGTGCTGTCGCGCCAGATGATCACGTTCGAACCCTGAGAGCCAGTGGGTTTGTAGACATGGTTGACGGGCGTGCCAGCCGCATCCGTCAGAGTAATGTTACCGCGAGCGGCCATTACGTTTCCTTCACTGTTGAAGAGAATACGCTAGGAGAAATTCCTAACGTAGCTTTAAGTTCCCGGTACCACCGTGAACGAAAAGACTTTGTAGCAGTGCAAGAGCCGAAGCTGCATGCGACACGCTACGGGGATCTTTAAACTTCGGCCATCCGAAAGCTGGAAAGTCGGCTAGGTACGTGCGGGCTATGCCCACATGATCCACAGTCGCTTGACAGCTAACGGACTCGCAAGTATAAATGGTCCCCCCCGCATTGTAACTGTTAACCGACGGTAAAACGGTTCCATGGTTAGTGAAAACGTGTCTTACCATTTTCATGCCTCGCATGAATCTAAGGTCTTGATAACCGGTTAAGGCTTCAAGAGCTTGACCCACAGGTAGAAACCAGTCGGCTACAAATGAAAAGGGAACGAGTTCCCAAGCCACTAGTAACGGATTGGTCATACCGAAGGCAGTCATCGGGTTCACAGCCCCTTCGGGTAAGCGATACTGAACGACAAACTCGACCCACTT